GAGTACGACCCGCTGGCTGAGTGCAACAAAGACGATGTATTTTTGTGTTGGAAAAAGTGGAGTTTGGCTAAGAACATTCCTCCGGGCAGCGATTTAGCATTCAAGCGTCGATTCTTGGCAGCAACCCAAGATCATCGCGTATTGGCAGATCGCGCAAGGATTGAGGGAGAGCTTCAGAACATTTATCGAGGCGTTCGACTGAACTCAAAAGCACAACGGTACGTTGACACCACACGATTCGACACACAAGAGGTATTCGGATGAAATTGAGATACTACGACATTGATATTGGTTTATACCCCACTCACGTCAAGCTTTGCTTTGACGAAGCTGGATTCAACCAAATCCTCAAAGACTTTGAAGTGCCTGAACAGTTGGCCGCGTCACCATTGAATGGGTCTGTTGCGGAAACGCACACCATCGCAAGGGGTGGCCAGTGTTTGGTGATTTTAATTGTTGACATTCAGTTGCGCGCCGATGACGCTGCGTCCCTCGCGGGCACAGTAGCTCATGAAACATGCCACGTTGTTGACAGTATTCTTGAGCACATTGGCGAACCAAAAGAGCAATTCGGCCCTGAAAGCCGTGCGTACCTTGTGCAGCATATCGTTGAGCAAGTGTTTCACCAGTGTATCGTGGAGTGTGTCAATGCAGAACGAAAAAGGGCTAGAGCAGCAGCTCGTAAAGAAGGTAAAGGCAAAGGGGGGACTGTGCCTGAAGTGGACAAGCCCGGGGACGACAGGAGTACCGGATCGCTTAGTGATCTACCAATCAAAGATCATACCCGTGGAGATGAAAGACCCAAAGGGGAAGCTGTCAGCCCGCCAAGAGTACATGATACGTCAGCTTCAACAGTTAGGCATCGTAGTCCACATTTTATCGACGCCCGAGATGGTACAACAATTCATTGAGCAGCTAGATGACTGAAGATGAAAAAAAGTGGAGGCGAGACAAGCGCAACCACATCAGTAAAATGATGTATGCGATTCGCCAGCGCGCAAAGGAAGATGGGGTTGAGTTCAATCTTGATCACAAATTTCTTTGCGCGATTGCCCCTGATCTATGTCCTATTTTCAAAATCCCTCTTTTTTGGGGGTATGGCAAAGGGGCTGTCAACGGTCATGCTTCACCGGACTCACCAAGCCTAGACCGTATCATTCCTGAACGAGGGTACACGAAAGGCAACGTGGCTTGGATGTCGCACAAAGCCAATACGATCAAAAACAACGCCGACGAAAATGAGCTTCGACTCATTGCCGACTGGCTGCAAACCAAAAGAAAGGAAGTGCTCAATGGAGGTGCTAGACCGCCCGCCTTTGATGATCCTGCAAATACCTACCTCATCCTTCCCGCGCACACTCGAATTGTTGCAGCGCGAGATAAAACACCGGGAGGAAGCAACTGATGTTACGCATCGACCAATTGCACGAGTACCAACGAACGATGGTGAACAAGTCCGAGACGACACCCCACATGGGGTTGTTCATGGACATGGGGTTAGGCAAGACGCCAACAACGCTGACCATCTTGACGAAAATCAAGGGCAAGACACTACTGATTGCGCCGAAGGCAGTGGCCAAAAACGTGTGGCGACAGGAGGCTAAAAAATGGGAGCATACGACCAACTTCAAGTTCGCCCTTCTGGTCGGAACGCCGCAAGAAAGGTTAGCAGCCTTGCGCAGCAATGCCGAGATTTACTTGATCAATCCCGAGAATGTGCCATGGCTCTTCGAGCAGAAGACGTTACCATCATGGGACAACCTTGTGTTGGACGAATCGAGCAGGTTCAAGAATCCATCGTCCAAACGCTGGAAATCATTGAAGGGCTCGCTAAAGACGTTTTCGCACAGGTTCATTCTTACGGGGACGCCGACCCCGAAGTCGTACCTCGACCTGTGGACGCAAGTGGGCATCCTCGACTTGGGGCAACGACTCGGGAAATCGATGACTTCCTACAAGGAAAAGTTCTTCCTGCCGGACGCAAGGGATCGACGAACAGGCGTGGTGTGGAGTTGGAAACTGAAACCCGGAGCCAAGGAAGAGATCGACTCTCTGGTTGGTGATATTTGTTTTTCTCTGCGCGCAGAAGACTACTTGACCATGCCGCCGCGCCAAGACATCTACCACAATATTGAGTGGGACAAAGCTGGACGAGCGATGTACAACACGCTCAAAAAAGACATGGTTGTCGAGATTGGCGACATTGACATCACAGCACCCAGTGCGGGCACACTCAGTGGCAAACTGCTGCAAATGTGTTCAGGCTCTGTGTACGACGAATTCAAAAATGTTTTGCTAGTCCACGAGGAAAAAATCAACTACCTCAAAGACCTGCTTGACGAAGAGACACCAACGCTGATTTTCTACAACTTCAAACACTCGTTGGCCAAGCTGCAAGCTGCGTTCCCAGACGCAAAGGTGCTTGACCCAGACGACGAAGAAATGCAAGAGGCGTGGCGGCGCGGCGAGATCACACACTTGCTGTGCCACCCAAAGAGTGTGGGTATCGGTTTGAATTTACAGTGCAATGTCGGAGATACCGCGCAAGTGGTTTGGTTCGACATAACTTGGAACAGTGAAGACTTTTTACAAGCAAATGCACGTCTATACAGACAAGGGCAGACCAAGCCGCTTATTTTTCATTTTTTGCTGATGGAAAAAAGCATGGATGAGCAAGCGATGGACGTCTGCAACGGCAAGGTTGATGTACAGGAGGCGCTAATGAAAGCGTTAAAAATCTAATGAAGGTGACAGTATTTGCAAGCATAAAACGGTTGTCTGATGAAGAACCAGACCCGTTGGAAAACGAAGACCCCTCGGTTGAGCCATCGACCATGGGTTGGGCTCCTTGGGGGCCGGAAACGATCCAAGATGTGTACAACATCATCGCGGACAAACTCAACGATAAGCAGCGTGAAATTATTGAAGCACACTTAATGGGCTACAATCACAAAGACCTCGCTGTCTCAGAAAAATATTGGCGGTACTGGTATGCGTCCGCAGTCAACAAAATCAAAAAGGAACTTAAAGTATGACGTTCGCAGAAGAAGTTGTGATGCTTGCCAGCAAGCATAAACTTGGTCAAGTGTCATCACACATTTTCAACATTTGGGAAGTGCCCATGCAGCCCTTCACAACAAACCAGCTGATTGATTTTGCTGTGGAGGTGCGCAACAATGGTTTTGAAGCTGGGTACGAACAAGGATTGCTTCACGGCGTTCGACCACCGGAGGAAGAATGACACAAGATGAAATTTTTGACGAGGCAAGAGCGTCAGGATTGGATGTGTACGCCTTGGGCACAAACCATTTACAGTTTCTGCATCGCCTTGAAGTTTTTACCAAACGAATATTGGATAAACACAAACCTCAAATTGCTATTTCAGAAGCCTTCATGTCGGGCTTTGATAGCGGCGTTGAAGTGGAACGCGAAGAATGTGCAAAGGTGTGTGATGAGCGACTTGATAGATGGGCAAAGACCGTTGGTAAAAACGACATGTACAAGTGGATGAAAGGATTGTCTAAGCTGATAAGAGAAAGGGGACAAACATGAACGGCTTCATTGTCGAGTATGTGACAGACAACGGAACAAACGACATTGAAATTCAACTGTCCGTCACCGAACCGATGTTTGACAAAACCAAAGAGGTTCTTGGTATTTGGGAATTCCAAGATTTAGCAGAACGAGATGTAATTCTCGGTGAACTCACAGCATTTAGATTGCAACAACTCAAGGAGAAAAAATGAACGAAGCACAACAACTGATGGGCAGCTTGGGCGTTAAGTCAACCGAGCAAAAACGCCTAGAGATGGCCGGAGCCATCACGCGCATGGTCTATAACCAAGCCGTGGCCGAGGCCAAGCAGCGCGCCGCCGTGCGTGACGCCAACCTAGCACCCACCACGGGCGACTCACCCACTCAAAATGGGTAATTCCTAATAGAGGAATCCCACCATGGCCGAAAAGAAAAAAACCAAATACGTATTCAAGCCCGAGATGTGCGAACGCATGATCGAGTTGGGCAAACTGGGCAGCTCCCAAAAAATGATTTGGGCTGAGTTGGGCATCAGCGCGGGCGCCGCGCAGACGTTCAAAAAGAACCACCCTGAGTTTGCCGATGCACTGGATATGGCTTTGGTTCACAGTCAAGCGTATTGGGAGCGTGAGCTTTTGGCCAATTTGAGCAACAAAGCTTTCAACTCCCGTTTGGCTGAGATTGCCCTTCGAGGCCAGTTTGGGGACACCTACCGCGAAGATCGAACCCAGAAGGTTGATCTCAAGGCCGAAGTCACAGTGGACTTTGGCAGTGCGGTGAATGACTTGATCGCAAGTCTCAAAAAGGCTGGCTGACCTCATCAGCCAAACCAAGCAGCCCGCTTCGGCGGGCTTTTTAATCTTTGCAGAAAGATATTGAATGACAGCACATGCACTTTTATCAGCCTCCGGTTCAAAGCGGTGGTTGACCTGCACCCCAAGTGCCAGACTGGAAGCAGTCCTGCCCGAACCCAAACGCAAGACCGGAGCCTTTGACGTCAGCGCGGAGGGCACAACAGCGCACAACTTGGCTGAGGCCAAGCTCAAACGCCACTACGGCCAAATCACCGCCAAGGAATATGTTGAAGCCCTCAACGAAGTCAAGGCAACCCCCTACTACGACGAAGAGTTTGAGCGCTACGTGGACAACTACGTCCTGTATGTGCGCTCTCAAATTGGGGAAGGCGACACACCATATTTTGAGCAGCGCGTGGACTTCAGTGAATGGGTTCCTGACGGGTTCGGCACGGCAGACGTGGTGATCATCAGTGACACCAAAATCCGTGTGATCGACTTGAAGTTTGGTAAAGGCGTGGCTGTCGATGCCGAAGACAACCCACAACTGCGACTGTACGCCATTGGCGCATGGTGGAAATACAAGGATGCGCACCCCAACTTGTCCGAGATTGAGTACACGATCCACCAGCCGCGACTTGACAGCATCACGACCGACACCACCACGCTGCCCAAGCTGTTGGATTGGGCGATCCACTTTGTCAAACCCAAGGCCAAAAAGGCATGGAACGGCGATGGCGACTTCATTCCCGGCGATCATTGCCAGTTCTGTCGTGCCAAGCAGCAATGCCGCGCGCGCGCTGAGTTCAACGACATGGATGCAGCCCGCGACTTCAAAGCGCCAGC